CCAGTTCTTGTCCAACTTTGATTTTTACAAAGCCAAAGTTAAAATTTAAAAGAAGGCAGACTTGCGTTCCAGACGTTTGCGAGATTGAAATTTCCAATGAATTGCAAAATAGGATACTAAAAGTTATCAAACAGTATATTGACGAGAAAGAGAAAGAACAAGAAGAACTATAAAGGAGGAAATGCAATGAATAAAACCTGTTCAAACTGCGAACACGCAATAGATTTCGTTCCTCTACATAACAAGGCACTATATACTTATTGTGCAAAGCGAAGTGATGTCACAAAGGGCAAGGTTTTAGTGGTGAACAGAAAGAGCAAATGCTATGCGTGGGAGAAAAGGAGTGATGAAGACAATGCGTGAGATATTATTCAGGGGCAAACGCACCGACAATGGCGAATGGGTTCAGGGTTATATCTGCCGCTATGGTTGGATAGGGAAAGAAAAAGACTATATCATTCCCGATTATACAAGTGCATTATATACAGCCGAAATTGACCCTAAGACCATCAGCCAATACACAGGGCTAACAGACAAGTATGATAAGAAGATTTTTGAAGGAGATATAATTAACGTAACTCCTGATACCACTAATAGACTTATGGAGGTAAGGTGGAATGAAGAAACACTTTCTTGGGAATTGACAGATGTAGGTACTCCAGCATTTGAAATAAATCATATTTTTAATACGATTGATCTTGCAGAACTTGAAGTCGAATCTTGCTATGGCGAACGTATCTCTTTTATCGTTGGAAACGTTTATGACAATCCTGAGATGATGGAAAAGATTGAGGAGGATCACGAATGACTAAAAGAGATTTGAGTGTATGGTTTAAAGAGACAGCTAAAAATGTAATAGATGATATTTCAACTGATTATTTGTTCATAAAGAGAGATGATTCATGACAAATGAAGAATACATAATATCAAAAATCTCAGAATGTAGTTTAGCCGATATGTTTAATACTGGCAATTGCTATTATGATAATTTAAATGATAGAATTTATAAGGCTTTTCAGTATTGGAAAGAGTCGTATCGGTATAAGCGTTCTGGCAGACTCTTATTTCAGCTATGGCTTACATTCCAATATAACTCAGAAGAATGGGATTTAGCCAGACGAATAATTCATGAAGAACACCCATCTTGGGTTATAAAATGCGAAACATAAGAGGGACAATGTAATTTAAATAAGACTACATATTCTAGTGACTTATGCGAACAACTACTTATATGTTCTACATTGTTTTCGTTTAATTGATTAATTAGATTTAATCAAAATGGAGAGTATAACAGTAGTTGGAACAAAGGACACATCTATTATACGGAAAGGCAAAAAGAAAGCATAAAGCAATTAATTTTAAGAATTACAAGTTAATGAAAATACGCTACTTTAGCATATCCTAAAACAGCGTAAATACGCACTTTTAGACACTTAAAATTTGAATAAAAGAGATATTTTATTTAGGAGATGATATCGATAAAGCAAGAATATATAAAATCGCCACTTAATTATGTAGGTGGCAAATACAAGCTCCTACCGCAGATACTGCCATTGTTTCCAAAAAACATTGATACTTGCATTGACTTATTTGGCGGTGGCTTTAATGTTGGAATTAATGTTCCTGCGAAAGAGGTTATTTATAATGATTTGAATTTGCCTGTAGTCCAAATACTCGAATACATACATAGAAATAGAACCGATAAAAGTCTTGACGAGATAGATAAGATAATCAAGCAATATGATCTATCAAAGATTAATAAGGAGGGGTATTTGAGACTCCGCAACTATTTTAACGAGTTGGAATCTAAACAGTCCGTTATTTTATATGTGTTAATTTGTTACGCCTTTAACAATCAGATGCGTTTTAATTCAAAAGGTGAATTTAATATGCCGTTTGGAGAAAGATATTTTAACCCTACATTAAGAGAAAGGTTTATAGAATTTTCGGAAGCAATCAGCAATAAAGGCTGCAAGTTCACCAATGCTGATTTTCGTGAGTTCATCGGCGTAGCATTTGGCGAAAATGATTTTCTGTATTGCGATCCACCGTATTTTAATTCAACGGCAACCTATAATGAAAATGGCGGTTGGACTAATACCGATGAAGAAGATTTGAGAGATATGCTTGCGACATCAAATGTGAAATGGGCATTATCGAATAATCTAAAAACAAACCTAACATTAAAGGATTGGGCAGAAAATCATGATTATAAAATCCATTATCTAAACACCACTTACGGAAACTGTAATTACCAGAAAAAAGACAAGACAAAAGATATAGAGGTCTTGATTACAAACTATTAAGGAAGTGAAAAAGAAAAATTGAAACTAAATGACAACAAAACGATATTTGTAAACGGAAATGCTCTTGAAGTGTTAGACACTCTTATTATAAAAAATGTTGTGGTTGATATGATTTTTACTGATCCACCTTATAAAGTGACTGCAAGAGGTAACGCAGGAAATTCAGGCGGTATGCTACAAAAATCTATTAATAGAAAAGGTAAAGTCTTTGAATATAACAATATAGAAATTGAAGATTATTTACCTAAATTTTATAAGATTCTAAAAGAAACTGGACATTGTTACATAATGACAAACCATAAAAATTTAACCCATTTTCTAAAAGTGATTGATGAGTGGAGAGATGAAAATGGACATGGCTTTAACTTTATCAAATGTTTAATTTGGGATAAGGGCAATAAAATAATGGGTCAGTATTACATGAATCAATTTGAATACATAATATTTTTGCGTAAAGGTAAGGGAGTAAAAATAAATCATTGTGGAACGTCTGATATTATTTCTGTACCTAATAAGAAAACAAAAGATGAGAACGGAAAGAATATACACGATACTGAAAAACCTGTAGGGTTGAGTAAAATCCTTATTGAAAACTCATCAAACGAAAATGAAATAGTTCTTGATCCTTTCATGGGAGTAGGCGGTTGTGCTATTGCCGCTAAAGAACTAAACAGAAGATTTATTGGTTGTGAAATTGACGAGAGCTATTTTAATATTGCAGTTGACAGACTAAAAAATACATAATAAGAAAGGATATATTTATGCACTATTGTTTACTTTTAATCACTAAAGAACTACCTTCGGAAAATAGAATTTCTGAAATTTTAAAACCTTATGATTATGATGAAGAAAACTTAGAATGTGATGAAACTGGCGAGATAATTTCCTTCCCAATATTTACATATGATTGGTGGGAAATTGGAGGTAGATATGCTAGTAAACTGAAATTAAAGATTGACGATTGCTATTCCTCGGTACGATATGCAGATATAGCAGAGATAGACAGATTACTTAATTTTGACGAGATAGATTGCTTTGTTTGTATTGACTTTGATGAAAATGTTATTTCTCGAGAAACTTGGAACGGACACGCATTTGTAAAAGACGAAGATTTCGACAAGAAACTTGCCAAAATAAAGGCGAAAAGCAAAGGTATGTTTGCTACAATTTTAGATATTCATAACTAATTTAGTTTATTTGAAAGGAACTGTATCTTGAAATGGGGTTAAAGAGCATAAATGATTTCAAAGAAAATTCTTAACGCTCTTACGAAAGAGCAACTAATATTCCTAATAAATCAATATCAGCATATGGAATTTATTATCTCGGAAATCTGTGTCAACGAGAGTAAGCAGCATATTCCGTCTGAGCAGACGATAGAAGAGATAAGAAAAGAACTTCGCAACTGTAATCTCCCCTTTTGTACTTCTACAGAAGAATTTACATCACTTTTAGATTATAAAATGGGCAAAATTACACTTGATGAATACAAAGAAAGAATTGGGATATAGAAAATATAGAAAGTGGCTGATATAAAAGCAGGAGATAAACAAAATGGATTGTACTATTCAAAATATAAAATGTGAAATCTGTGGTCGAGTGTTCCACAAAGTCTGCCATGCAGAGCCATATGAGAAAGTCTGTGATAATAGTGAATGTTTCCATAAAAAGTTCTGGCTTGAAATTATAAAAGAAAAGGACGAACACGTTATTATTAATGGCATTTGTTATTACTTAGACAAAGATCACCCAATGAGTGATAGTCCTTTTAGGGGATATGATGGCAGAGGAATTAAAATTAAATTACATACAGGTGAAATTATCGTAACAAATAATTTATGGCACAATGGTGAAGTACCTAAAGAATTTCGAGATAGCTTACCTGATAATGCAGAGTTTGTATAATTGTAATAGGAGTTAATTGACGGAAAATGGAGGTAACAAATGTTTGTAACCAAATTGGGTGAAAATTTTATTGAGGGCATAACACTATTTAAAGGGAAATGTAAAGCTTGCAATTCTGAGTTTTATTTTGAAGAAAAAGAAGCCAAAGAATTGTATGAAAAAGGTGAAATCGGTCACTCAGAAGAAGAAATGCTTCGAGTTTCAATGGGTGAGCCTTATTACAGATATGAGTTTGGAAAATACCCTCCTTATAAAGTGCCAATTCTTATAACACGTTGTCCTTGCTGTGACGAACTTGTTAAACTAGACCAAGTAACGTGTACACACGAAACATATGCTGAATTGAAAAATAAGCATAGAATTACATTAGAACATCTTGCGGAATATAACGGAATATATCCTTTGAATTTTAAGTGTCCTAATAGTAGGTTGTCTGTTGATATGAAAAATAGGATTGAAAAGTCAAAAGCATTAGTAAAAGCATTAGCTGGATCGTGAAAAAGTTGAAAGCAACTAAAATATAAAACCAACATTTTATTGAGAAAATAAGAGATAAAACAAAACGGAACGCTCAGATTAGCTACCTGAGTGAATATGATAATTGCAATTATCTTCCAATAAAGAACAAATTGGAGGATTTACAAATAGTGAAAACGGAAAAATAACAGTAAACGAATTATTTAGTGGTATAGGCGCACAAATTTCAGCACTAGAAAGGCTTGGAATACCTTGTGAAATTAAATATACATCTGACATAGATCATAATGCAGTTTTGGCATATGCTTCTATTCATTGTGGACTTACAGAAGAACTAATAAATACATACGCTGAATATCCTACAAGAGAAGAAATGGCTAGGCAGCTTACAGAAATTAATCTTGGATATGATTTTCAGAAAAACAAGCCTTATAATTGGTGCAGATTTGTAAATAGTAAGTCAAAAGAACTTGAAAAATATTGGCTTGCTAATAAGCTTTCGAGGAATTTGGGTGACATTAGTAAAATAGATAAACTTGAATATGCTGATTTTTGGACAATTTCATTTTGTTGTCAGGATATTTCTAATGCTGGCAAGATGAAAGGGTTTAAATTGGGCAGTAATACAAGAAGTTCTTTACTTTGGGACAATATTAAGTTACTTAAACAGGCAGTGGATTCTAATAACGCTCCTAAGTATGTAATGTTTGAAAATGTTAAAAATTTAGTTAGTAAGAAATTTATGTCTGATTTTAATGACTTGCTTGATGTCCTTAATGAACTTGGTTACAATACATATTGATGATGGCAAATTTGAATTTCCGCAACCTTTTGATAACGGAGTCAGACTTAAAGATGTACTTGAAGATCATGTAGATGAAAAGTATTATTTAAGTAAAGATATACAAAATAGACTTATCATCACTGACAAAACATTGACTAAAAATGTTATTGGAACTACTAAACCTAGTTTTAGAACCATAGGACAACGTGATTTAGTGTATTCTGAAAATTCTATTATGGGTACTTTAGTTGCAACAGATTATAAACAGCCTAAACAAATTTTAGAAACTAATCGTTGTGTTAAAGTTGGAGACTTAAATTATTATCCATATGAAATATCGAACAGAGTTTATTCAAAAGAGGGAATAAGTCCAACATTGACTACAATGCAGGGTGGCAATACTGAACCTAAAATAGCAGAGCCAATAGCTTATGTGAAAGAAGCAACTAAGAAAGGCTACGCAGAGATTTATGAAGGTGATAGTGTAAATCTGGAGCAACCTAATTCTAAGACAAGAAGAGGTAGGGTCGGAAAGGGTTGCGTACAAACGTTGACTACAAGTTGTAACCAAGCTGTAATTGAA